AATTCACATTACAGGCTCTCTTGCACTCTACTAAAATGTAGTGTATAGTTTTATTACTATACATTAAATCAGAACATAGACGCGTATAGTCGACGGCCTAGAGACTATGTTCGGAAAACTAGGAGGATTAATACTATGGCACAAACTACATTTTCAGGACCAGTAAAATCTTTAAGAGGATTTGTTACTGCGGGACCTGACGCGGTTGTAAACATCACAGCGGAAACTACTTTAACTTTTGCTGCTCACGCAGGTAAAGTTATTAAAGTAAATGATGCAGATGGTGCAATCACACTTCCAACAATCAAAGCAGATAGCAAAGGTGCTACAGCTGGACAAGACGACCCTAATGCAAACAACCAATTAGGTGCGGTCTACAAATTTTTTGTAGGCACAGATTGTACAGATTGCGATATTAAAACTGACGGAACTGACAAATTTGTTGGTCACGCAACAGTTGTTAACGTTGCAGATGGTACAAACAATACATTTGCCCCAGGAGCAACTAACGATGTTATCAGCATGAATGGTGGAACTACAGGTGGAGACAAAGGTAGTACAGTTACTATCACTGCACTTGAAGATAATGTATATTTAGTAGAAGCTGTGTTGATCGGTACAGGTACTGAAGCAACACCTTTTGCAGATAGTTAATAATTAATTAGTGTGGGGCTTAGGCCCCACATTTAATTTTAAGGAGAAAATATGGATTCAGATCAAACAACGCTAAATAAAACTACGGGATCTGCTTCTGTTTTAAGAGGAGCTAGAAGCAGAGTTACTTCTATTCAAGGTAGAGGTGAAGCAGGTTCTGTTTTATCTTTACATGATGTAAGTGATGCAGCAGATGCTGCATCTGGTAACTTAAAAGCTATTTATAGATTTGAAACAGAAGGATTAGAGGTTTACATACCTGGTTCTGGTATTTTGTTTGAAAACGGAGTTTGTGCAACTTTAACACAATCATCCGGTACAGACGGAAGTGTTACCATGACAATTACAGGAGCATAGTAAATGGCTAACACTACTTCGGGAACAGCAACGTTCGACAAAACATTTGCTATTGATGAAATAATAGAAGATGCTTTTGAACGTATTGGATTAAATTCTGTAGCGGGCTATCAATTAAAATCTGCAAGAAGATCTCTTAATATCTTATTTCAAGAATGGGGTAACAGAGGTATTCACTATTGGGAAATAGATGAACTTGATTTAGATTTAATTGAAGGTCAAGCAGAGTACGATTTTTTTAGATCAAGTGATGATGGCACAAGTGCTACATCAAATCCAAACGGTGTGTATGGAATATCCGATGTTCTTGAAGCACAATTGAGAAGTAATAGAACTCAAACAACACAATCAGATTCACCGATGACAAAAGTAGATAGATCTACTTACGCTGGTTTTTCAAACAAACTTTCAAAAGGTACACCTAATCAATATTGGGTAGAAAGATTTATAGATAAAGTTAGAGTTCATGTTTATCCAACACCAGATTCAACAAATGCATCTAAAGATATGCATTTTTATTACATAAAAAGAATTCAAGATGTAGGTGATTATACAAATGCAACAGATGTTCCATTTAGATTTGTGCCTTGTATGACAGCTGGATTATCATTTTATTTAGCACAAAAATATCAACCACAACTCACACAACAAATGAAATTGTATTACGAGGATGAATTAGCAAGAGCATTAGCAGAAGATGGTTCAGCTTCTAGTACATACATTACACCGAAAGCATACTACCCAGGAGCATAATGGCAAAATACGCAACAGGTAAATACGCAAAAGCAATATCAGATAGATCAGGTATGGAATTTCCATATAATGAAATGGTTAGAGAATGGAATGGGTCTTTTGTGCATGTATCAGAGTTTGAACCAAAGCAACCACAATTAGAACCAAAACCAATGAATGGTGATTCAATTTCTTTACGTAATGTAAGACCGGATAGAAATGAAAATGATGTTCCATATGCCATACCAGAAAATGGATTTGAAACTTATGCATCAGGTTCAAGAATTATTAATGTAACTGCACCAGGTCATGGTTTAACAAACGGAACAACGTATAGATTTAGAGGAGCACCTTTAGCTACAACTGTAGCAGGTGGAACATTTCAATTTACAAATCCTGCAGACTTTGATGGTATAACGGGAACTAATATTGCAAAAGCTGCTGGTTATGCGATTACAACAGGATTGTATGTAAACGATGCTAGAAATACTAGTGATTATTCTGTAGCTAATTTTTTTCATTTTACAGTTGACACAGATACTGCTACAATTGGTGGAGTAAAAGGAGGAGGACCTGGTTGTTCAGTGGGACCAGTCACATTAAGCGCATGATTAAAAAAATTTGGAATTGGATTAAAAACATATTTGTATCTGAAAAACAAGATCCACATATTGCTTTGTATGAGGAACCTGTAAATCGTAAATTAGAAAAAATAAACAAAAAACATAAAAAAGGATTAGAATAATGGCAGGGTTAAGTGCATCAGGATTAAAAACACAAATAAGAAGTTATACTGAAACAGACTCTAATGTTTTATCTGACAGTGTTTTAGAAAACATAATATTAAATGCACAATATAGAATTTTTAGAGATGTGCCAATTGATGCTGATAGAAAACAACAATTAGGTAATTTTGTTGCTGGACAAGAATCTATAAATGCTCCAGCAGGATGTTTGTTTATTAGAGGTATACAAGTATACGATACTGCAGGATCTGAAATTACAGGAGCTAACAGATGGTTAGAAAAAAAAGATATGTCTTATCTTCAAGAGTATCAAGACGTGACAGGGACATCAGCTGCACAAGGTCAACCTAAATACTACGCTTCTTTTGGTGGCGCAACGGGAGAATCTGATACTACATCAGGTAGAATATTTGTGTCTCCTACACCAAATACAACGTATAGATTTAGAGTTCACTTTAATAAAATGCCTGATCTTTTAGAAAATAACGACACCAATTACATTAGTATGAACTTTTCAAATGGGCTTTTATATTGCTGCCTGTCAGAGGCATATGGGTTTTTAAAAGGTCCGATAGACATGTTGACATTATACGAGAATAAATATAAACAAGAAGTACAGAAGTTTGCTAATGAACAAGTTGGCAGAAGACGAAGAGATGACTACACAGATGGCGCTGTTCGTATTCCGGTAACTTCAGCAAACCCGTAGGAGAATAAATTATGGCAATATCATCAGCAATATGTTCAAGCTTCAAACAAGAGCTTTTACAAGGTAAACACAGTTTTGAATCTTCAGGTGGACACACTTTTAAACTAGCACTATTTGATAGTGATGCTTCTTTAGGAGCCTCTACAACAGACTACTCAACATCAGAAGAAATTACGAATACATCAGGTTCTGCATATACTGCAGGTGGAGCAACTCTTACAAATTCAGGTGTTTCATTATCTTCAACAACAGCTTTCACAGACTTTTCAGATGTAACTTATTCATCTGCATCTTTTACTGCAAATGGTGCGATGATATACAATACAACAACAGATGGTGGTTCAAGCACAACAGATGCTGTTTGCATAATTGCATTTGGTGGTGACAAGACAGCTAGTAATGGAACTTTTAAAATAGAATTTCCAACAGCAGACGCAAGCAGCGCAATCATTAGATTAGCATAGGAGGCCGACCATGTCGGTATCTTCAGGATGGGGCCGATTAACCTGGAATCAGGCTAATTGGAACGAAGCTACAACTTTAAAAACAGGTTGGGGTGCACAAGCTTGGAGTGATGGTGAATGGGGTGAACTTAAAGATGCCATTGCACTTCCAACTGGTTTATCAATTACAGCTAGTATTGGTTCAGTTGATGTACCAGATCAAATAATTACACCTACAAGTTTTGAAATAACGTCATCACAGGGTGAAGCTTTTATTCCTGTCATGATAGAGGGAATATCAGCAACTTTTTCGATTGGTTCTGTATCTGTAGTAGATATGCAGGTAGGCTTAACAGGTCAATCTGCAACAACATCTATTGGATCTGTAACAGTTAACGATATGACTGTTGGTCTAACAGGCCAATCATTTACTGCAAGTCAAGGAACTGCAAAAGCACCAAACGAAACAGCAATACTTTCTGGTGTATCAGCAACATTTAGTCAAGGAACTGCACAAGGTATATCTTCACAAGAAGCACAATTAACAGGTCAATCATTTACTGCTAGTGTTGGTAGTCTTATAATACCAAATGATGTAGTTCAAGTATCAGGTGTTTCAGCTACATTTAGTTTAGGATCTATAGTTGGATTAGGAGGTGCTCTTGCTCAACCAACTGGTCAATCAGCTACAACATCTGTAGGTTCTTTAACAATAGAGGAAGGTCTAGGATTAACAGGTCAATCATTTAGTGCTAGTGTTGGATCTATAAGTTTAACTGATATTATTGTTGGATTAACAGGTCAATCAATAACTACAAGGATTGGAGCTGTAGATATTTTTGCATATGGCGATGTTGACACTGGTTCAAATACGTCATATAGTAATGTTTCAACGGGTTCGAACGATACATATTCGGATGTTGCAACTGGATCAAATACAAGTTATAACGACGTAGCAGCGTAGGAGAATTTTTTATGGCATCAACATACACACCATTAGGTGTAGAACTTCAAGCAACTGGTGAAAATGCCGGTACATGGGGAACAAAAACTAATACAAATTTACAACTCATAGAACAAATAACTGGTGGGTATATTCAAAAATCTATAGCAGGTAGTGCACAGACTACAGCTTTAGCTGTAAGTGATGGATCATTAAATGCAGAACTTGCACATAGAATGATTGAGTTTACAGGAACAATTACTGGAAATCAAATTGTTACAATACCTTTAGATGTTCAAACTTTTTATATTTTAAAAAATTCAACTTCAGGAGCATACACAGTTCAATTTAAATATGCATCAGGATCTGGTTCTACATTTACTTTTTCAGCCACAAACAAAAAAACTGCTATTGTACAAGCAACGGCAGATGATTCAACAAACCCAAACATAGTAGAAATTCAAACTGGTGGAGATGTTGTAGATGATACATCACCACAATTAGGTGGAGATTTAGATACAAATGATTTTAATATAGCTTTTGATGATGCGCATGGAATTAATGATGAAAATGGAAACGAACAAATAATATTTCAAACAACATCATCTGCAGTAAACCAATTTGATATAACAAATGCTGCAACAGGTAGTGGTCCTAAATTACAA